AAAGTCTATTACTATCAGCTTATAATCCCCACATGCTGATTAAAGGGTAATTTATTTGCACAAGTTGTAATTGTAGGATAACAGGTAACACCTACTGATTTACCACAAAGCCCTGTCAAAGAATAGTTAGCCTCACTATTCCAAAACAAATCTTACAACTAGTGCAAATGATTTACAGGTGAGGACAGAGCCACTGAATAGTGGATGTCCTGCAACCTGTGTTGTTATACAATAATTTAAGACATAGAATAATGTGATTTGATTAAATCAATCCATTCTTTATATCTTTTTTCATCGTACTGTTTACTCCTATAAAAATAAACTGTAAAATCATTGAATTCTTCTTTTTCAACAAAGTCATCAAGGAATACATCATCTTTTCTAAGAGCAATTGCCAATTGTGGTTCTGATTGATTCATTATATAACCACTGTTTAAAGTTGCTAAAGGTTTCATTGTGTGTTTGTTGTGCTCTTACAAAACTCACTTATGTGAGAACCTCAGAGCAATTGGTTTTTATTCTACGCAAATAGTTCTTACCCACAATTTACCATCAAATCTTTCTACATAAGTATCAAGACCTGCAAATAAAATTGCACCACCTACTTCAGCATTATCTTTTGGTTGTTTACCATAGATAATGTAAAATGCTTCATGAAGGTATTTCCAACCTCTACGAGTTTTAGATTGGATAGGAAAGTATCTGCGTAATCCTCTTTTATGTTGTTTAACAACAGATTGAGGAACAAGTTCTTGAAGATAACTTGGTACCATTCTATACTTATTGTGCTCTTACTAAACCTACAATATGTAGGAACCTAGGAGCAATTGGTTTATTGAGGACTCGCAATCTTGGTAGATTACTTCTTGGCTTGAATTTGGGCCAAGCTTACGTAGTATAAAATCAGGATTCCACAGATTACCAGTCTGTTTCGTAAAGCTCAATATACATGTTCCTGATTTTTTGGGTATCTCACACCCATGAGCATCTTACAGGTGAGTAATTGCTGTAAGAGATATTCCATATTGTATTTATAAGTGTTTGCTTATAGTGACTAGGAATTTAAAGTTATATAACTTCCACAACATATCAAGTTGCTTATAACTGCATGGTTTTTAAGTCTGCACTAACTCATCATTACACTCTACTAAAGTGTGTGATACTATAAGAGAATTAGTAGTTCTCAAATAGAATGATGTAGTAGCCCCACATGCTTGTCAAGGTTTATCAACCTTAAAGAAATAGTTTAAAGACATATTTAGGTCTTGTGCCTGCTAAGGCTGTTGTGGTATTACATCCCAAAGCTGTAAGGGAAAACCATTGGATTGATTGCATTTTGTGCTATATAATTGTTAATCTAATGACAATAGCACTTAGTCATAGATGTTAATTTTATCCCTTGTAGATATACAACCTCATTCTCAGCAACTTACAACAAGATGAAATAATTAAATCTCATCTTGTCATAAGAGCAGAAGCAGGAGCAAATGGGCCCGAAGGCCCCTGTTTAATTTGCCTTGATGGTTCCAACAACCTCGCCACCATTGCCTTCACGGCATAGGCATAGGTTGCCATCATCACCAATCTCAATTATCTGTAGTTTATTTATGTCACTAGTGTCTGTAAGTTTCTTGGACAGAAATATTGTCTGTCTGTCACCTCTTATGACTCTAGTCTCACCATATTTAATGATGTTTACTTCAGACAAATCATTTTCTCGCATCCATGATCTCATGGATTGCACAAACTGCATACGTGGTTTCATATTTGTAGGGGATAGAAGATTAACAAACTTAAGAGGGGGTGTCTTTAGGTAGCTACTCCTCATCCACATAAACACAAAACATTTTATTTTTTAAAAAAAATTTTTTATATATTTGCATTGCAACCCAAGTTAAGGTCTTACCCTCTTAACCTCTGGATCACCCATTAAGTAACCATAACTGGGTCAGAAGTTGGATCAGAATCTTCTAAATAGGAAGATAACTTTCTCCGATAGTTGCAAAAATGGTTTTAGTATAAGTGTAGGACTACCGCCAGAGTGCAAGGGGAAGAGTAGGCTAGGGGCTTGATACCAACTACATGAAATCTAAAATTAAGCTAAAGATCTCCAGGGGTTTATTGTATTCACTTATTAAAAAATTATTTAACTGTTTATCAACTAGTTAAGTTATAACTTTACTTTTTATTTGGTTAAGTCAAGATATGACTTTACATTTGTTTTAAAATTTATAAGATATGATATTGTATGAACCACACCCTAAAGGGATTTTAATTGAGTTTAAAGAAATTGAACAAACAAGTACTGGAGTATATTTACCTAATGGTACTCAACTTCAAGATCTCCAAGAGTATAATGGAGATGTTATTGTTGCTGTTGGTAGTGAAGTTAAATTGTATCAACCTGGAGATGTTGTAATGTTTTTTCCACATTCAATGCCTACTAGCTTTGAAGGTAAAACTTACGATGGAGGTAAACAAAAGTATCAGTTGTTTAGAGAAGCTGATATTTGTTGTAAAGTATTGAATAAACCTCCTGTTAATCTATGAATGTAAATACTGTTAGACAACAGTTAAATATATATTTAGCTCAAGGTAAAATTAATTTTATACAGTTACAAGAAGTTATTAAGAGTATTGACCAGTATAAATTGATGAAAGACCTAACACCACAAGAAAGAGATTTGATTGTAAGTTATATTAATGGTAAACAATGATAACACAGTTAAATCCTCCAATACCTTTTTATGTTCCTGAATTTGACATGGAAGGATGGGCTTTCTTAGTAACAGATTATGGTCCAGAGAGCTATTTGTATTTTACTATACTTATGGATAATGGTGAAATATGGACTTTTGATAATACTAAGGTTAGAGGTTGTATAAATAAGACATTAGGAAGATATGAAAAGAATAGAAATTAAAGCAAGTCAATTGAATGAATTATATAATACTGTTAATCATTTATATAAGCAAGGTGTTATTACACAGTATATGGATGCTGATATAGAATATAATGGTAATGTTATTAGGTTTATTCATGACAGAAATATGGGTAGAAAAGGAGCATGGGTAGTAATTACTCCTATTAGTGTAGTGTATGATGAAGATTAATTTTGTATTTTAGTAAAAAATAATTATGTTAACTGATGTAATTTGTGGAGGTAATACAATGGTATTTATTCATAAAGATTTTGAAGTAGTTATTCAGAAAATGAATGTCTATGAAAATTTAGCTAAAAAATTTATTAAAAAACATAAGAGATACCAGTATATTAAACATGTTGAAAAATTACCTGACAATAAATGGTGTTTAGTTTTTAAGGTATTACCTTCAAATCATGAAGCTATTAAAGAATATAATAGGGTAGTTAATCAAAGTAAAAGAGAACTTTGGGTGAAAAATCTTAATGAAATAGTTAGAGGATGATAATTAAAGTTTTAGAAGCAGTTTTTAAAAGTGTTCCTTCTCAAACAGAAGAAGGGGGTTATGAAGAAATTGCAGAAAGACTTGTTCCTAAAAGGATGGAAATAACTGAGATTACTGAATATGCTGAATTGATTAACCAAAAAACTAAAAAACCTTATAAGAAGAGATGTTTATTAAGAGCAATGGATCAATGGTTAATGGTAAATCATTCTTTTGATGAACTTACACAAATGAAAAATACACAATCAAGAGTTATTATAAAAGGATTTTTTGATGAAACTACAAGACAAGGTAATAGAAAAACTAATAGAAGTAGGAAAAAATAATGGAGTTTCATTTGTAGAAACTAAAAGAATATATACATGTTTATTTGAATTTTTAGTTAAAGAATTTTCTCAAATATCTGATCAGGATATTTCCACATGGGATAAAAATGTTATTATTAAAAATTTTGGTAAATTTGTAGTAAATAAAAATAAGTTAAAAAGATATGAGTCTAAAAGAAAAATTAATGAACAATCCAATGAACTCACCGAGTAAGTTTATTGGTAGGTTATTTGAAGCTAGAGATGTTGCACATATTGAACATCTTAGAGTAAAAGGTCCAGGAGCTTATGCAGCTCACACAGCAATTGGTGGATTTTATGATTCTCTCCTAGATTTAGCTGATGGCTTTGTAGAAAGTTATCAAGGTAAGTATGGTATTGTTAATATTGAAATTAAATCTGTAAAACCTCTTGATTTTATGGAATATATTGAAGAGTTTGCTAAATATGTAGAAGCATCTAGAGATGTATTTAAGGAAGATTACCTTAAAAATCAAATTGATGAACTTGTAAGTTTAACTTATTCTACTATTTATAAATTAAAATTTCTTAAATAATGAAGGTATTTGATTTAAAAGATGATGAGGTAATTATATCTCCAGAAATATTAACTATTTCAGTATTTAATGAAATTTGGAATAGTGATAAAAGTAAAAATAAAAAGAATGCATACAACGATTTTAAGTATATCTATCATTTATGTGATTTTAATTCTCCTTATAACAACTATTCAGAGGAAAAAAGAATTCAAGCAATTAAAGAAGAAGTCCTTGGACAAAAGGATTACAATCCTTCAGAAAAAGTAAAACAAGCATGTGTAATTTACAAAAGTTTAAAAGAATCTCCTATTGAAAGATTGTATAATGGAGTTAAAAATAAGATAGAAGATATTACAAAGTATCTTAATGAGAATGAATTTACTGATGAAACTTCTCAAACTACATTAAAGGTTATTGATTCTGTAAGTAAACTTGTAGGACAGTATAAAACTTTAGAAGCAGCTGTTAAGGCAGATAAGGAAACTTTAAATGTAAAGATTAGAGGTGATAAAAAGGTAGATAGTAATTTTAATGAATAATGTTAACTAACACAAAAGTATTTTTAGAAGCAAGAATTAATTACGAAACTACTGGTAACTATACAAAAGCACTTCCAGGAACTTATCAATATAATGAGTTTTGGAAAGAGGAGCATAGAAAATGTATAGAAGGTGTTACTATTGGTAATGTTACCATACCTGGAACTTATTACTTTTATCTTAACTATACAAGAATGGATTTAAAGGATGAGAAAACTGGTAGAAAGACACAAGGTTTTCCTAGATTTACAGATGTAGATTTAGAATTTTTTACTTTAATTGAAAAAGCTAGAAAAGAAAAAAAGGGGTTTATAATGGTTAAACCACGAAGAACTGGTTTTTCATATAAGAATGCTGCTTTAGTTACACATGAATATAATTTTTATAGAGATGCTAAATGTATTATATCTGCTTATGAGAATAAGTATTCTGACAATACAATGGCAATGACCCTTAATAACTTAAACTTTCTAGATCAAGCTACTGTATGGTATAAACCTAGAAATCCTAATACACAAGATTTTGTTAAAGCAAGACATCTTAAAAAGATGGAAGATGGTAGAGATGTATGGGTAGGTTATCAATCTCAAATTAAAAAAATTACATTTAAGGATAATCCATTTGCATCTGCAGGTTTATCTAGTTCTATATTCTTGTTTGAGGAAGCTGGTATCTTTAGTAATATTATAGAGTCTTATAATATATCTGAACCTTGCTGGAAAGATGGTGAAGATATGATTGGTATTCCTATTATTTATGGTACAGGTGGAGATATGGGTGGAGGAACTGCTGCATTCTCTGAAATGTATTATGATCCTGATAGATTTAACCTACTGTCCTTTAATAATGAATGGGAATCTGACAAGAGTAATCAGTATTGTGGATGGTTTTTACCATCTACTAGGCAAAGATTTGGTGTATATACTGATAAAGAAAGTAAAACTACACATAAACTTGTAGATGATGATGGTAATTCTAATGAAGAATATGCCTTAAAGTCTATTCTAGCATTTAGAGAAACTAAAAAAGGTAATCCTCAAGCATATAGAGATGCTGTTACTCAGTATCCTATTACACCATCAGAAGCATTCTTAATTACTTCAGGTAACATGTTTCCTACAATGTTACTTAATGAAAGGTTAAGTGAATTAAAATCTAATTCTGCCAAATATATTGAAAGTAACTGGGTAGGTAACTTTATTGTTACAGAAGATGGTGAATTAAGATTTCAAACTTCTGATACTGCTAAACCTAATAGAGATTATCCTATTAAGAAAAGACCTGATGATGATATTACAGGTTGTATAGAAATTTATGAGCAGCCTCAAAAGGATAATGATGGTAAAGTATTTCCAAGAAGATATGTAGTTGCAATTGACCCTTATGATGATGATTATTCTACTACAGATTCAGCAGGTTGTGCACTAGTATTTGATAGATTTACTAGAAGAATTGTAGCTGAATATACAGGTAGACCACAATTAGCTAAAGATTTTTATGAAAATTGTAGGAAGCTAATTATGTATTACAATGCCATGGGCTTTCCAGAGATTAACAAATTAGGGTTTGTTACTTATATGGAACATAAGAAAGCTTTACATACATTGGCAGAAACTCCTGTACAACTTAGAGATAAGATTGAATGGAAACCAAACTTAAATACAAGTTATGGGTATAAGGCTACTGAAAGAACAAATACATGGGGTAGAGAGTTAATTAGAGAATGGCTATTAGAACCTGTTGAACCTAATTCTGAGGTATTGAATGTACATAGATTAAGATCTACAGGTGTAATTCAAGAATTAATTAAGTGGAATAAAGATGGAAACTTCGATAGAGTTTCAGCCCTAATTGCTGCATTGATTTTAGATGTAACTTTGAACAGAGAAATTATTAAAAATGAGGAAAGAAAAACTAAATCTTTTTTAGAATCATCCTTTTTTAAGGATAGAGGATTTTTAAAAGATGTGTATGATCCTTCTGTTGAGGTAAATAGCTATAGAGACAACACCTTATATTTTAATAATCTTTTTGGTAAATAATTAACTTTGTAAAAAATGAATAATTTAGTAATACAAGTACCTAGACAAACACTTTCAGATAGTGACAAAAATCTGGAATGGGCTAAAAAGTGTATTGATGCTGGTGAAAATGTCTTAATGTTTGATTCATCTGTAGTTAGACAAACCTTTTATAATAAGAAGGTTAACTATAGATTGAGAAATAACATGTTAACAGATAAAGATGTTGAAGCTATATGTGAACCATATGGTATTGAGTTTTCATCTTTCCCTAAAAGTATACAACACATTGGGTTAGGTAATTCAAAAATTAACACTTTAGTAGGTGAAGAAGCTAAAAGATTAAATAGATACCCTTTTAGAGCTTTTATTTCATCATCTGACCAAATGGGTATTTCTTCTAAAGAAGAACAAATTAAAGATATGTGGTACCAAAAATTGGTATCAATAGCACAAGCTAAACTACAAGCTGCATTTCAAGGTCAAGAAATTGATCCTCAAGTAATGGAGGAAGAAATGCAGAAAGAATTGAGTAAGTTTGATAAATATTTAAAGTATAATTATCAGGATCTTAAAGAAATAACTGCTAATAAAATACTTAAGTATGAGTATAAAAGGTTAAAAGTTCAAGATGTTTTCTTAAGATGTTGGGAAGATTTCTTGATATCGGGTGAGGAAATTGTATGTATTGAAGAACTTGGAAATGATATTGTTTTTAGAAAAGTAAATCCTTTATATTTATTTACTATTCAATCACCTGAAACTTATAAGATTGAGGATGCAGACTGGATTGTAGAATATACAATGATGTCTGTAGGTCAAGTTGTTGACATGTTTCATTTAGACTTAACTAAAGAGCAAATCTCAAATCTTGAACAGAGTAAAGAGTACAATGCAATGAGAACTGGTGGTATTCAAATGGCTTATAACAGAGATATTACTGTTGAAGAAAGATTTGGATATACAGCAGGAGAGTTGTTTGTACCCAACCAAATTGCTACACATTATTTTGGTGGTGCTTATGACCAAAGAGGTAATGTTAGGATTATGAGAGTGTGTTGGAGATCTAGAAGAAAGATAGGTAAAGTAGCTTACTATGATGAGTATGGTAGTCCACAAGAAAAGATTGTAGATGAATACTACAAGATTGACAAAGATGCAGGTGAAACTGTAGAGTGGTTGTGGATTAATGAGTGGTGGGAAGGTACTAAGATTGCCAATGATATTTATGTAAAAATTAGACCTATTCCATATCAGTCTAGAAACATGTCTAATCTATCAGAAAGTAAACCACCTTATGTAGGTATTTACTGCAATACTAATAATTCAAGAGTAATGTCATTCATGGATGTTATGAAACCTATGGATTATCTGTATGATATATTCTTCCACAGATTAAACCTAGCTATTTCTAAATATAAAGGTCCAATGCTGGCAATTAATACTAGCATGATTCCTTCAGAGTGGGATCCTCTCAAATGGTTACAATATGCTGAAGCTACTAATGTAATGTTTATGGATCCTACTAATGAGGTACTTAAAGGACCACTTCAGGGTAAATCAGCAGGTACATATAATCAGTTAGCTGCAACAGGTATTAACCTTGAAATGGGTAATTATATTAACCAGCATGTACAACTATTAGCATTTGTTAAACAACAGCTTGACTTAATTTCAGGAGTTAATGAATACAGACAAGGTGATGTTAAAGGTGATGCTAATGTAGGTACATCTAACATGGGATGGACAGCATCTAACTCAATGACTGAAAAGTATTTTGCACTGCATAATTCTTTTAAAAGAGATTGTATGCAAAGACTACTTGAAGTTGCTAAGTATGTATGGAAGCAAAATCCACATAAAGCACAGTTTGTATTAGATGATATGGGTGCTGAAATTGTAAGTTATTATGATGAGTTTGCTGAATCAGAATATGATATTCATATTGATGATGGACCAAATACACAAGAACTTATGCAAGCACTTAACCAACTTGCACATGCAGGTATGCAAACTGGTCAGATTAAGTTTAGAGATCTTATTGAAATCTATAAGAAAGATAGTGTGTCTGCACTTGCTAGATACTTGGAAGAAGCTCAGGATAAAATTACCCAAGAGCAACAACAAATGCAGCAAATGCAGCAAGAATCTCAAGAAAGAATGGCAGCTCAACAAGCTGAACTTAAAGCTCAAGAACTACAACTTGAAATGGAAAAACTTAATAGAGAAGATATTAATAGACAATTGGATAGAGAAAATAAAATTCAACTGGAAACTATCAGAGCTATGAGTTACTCACAAGATCAAGACATTAATGATAATATGGTTCCTGATATTTTAGAACAAAGTAAGTTAGCTATGGAACAACAGAAAGCTGCTTTTGATAAAATACAAAAGGAAAGAGAACTTCAAGTTAAATCTGATATTGAAAGACAAAAACTTGAAATGAAGAAACAAGAAATGCAAACTAAAAAGGAAATTGAAAAAATGAAAGCTGAAACAGCATTAAAGATTGCTAAAACTAATCGTAATAAGTATGACAAATAATAAGCTATATAGAAAATAAGCACCTATTTGGTAAATAAACAATTATTAATAATAATTTTGTAAGAATAATATGAAAACAAGTAAATTTTACAGTCCAGAATTTGAAGCTCCTGAAGGAGGATTAGGTGAGGTAATTGATAATTCATCTGATAAAAATCTGGTAAAAGACACAAGTGATACAAGTGATTTTGATTTTGATTCAGAGTTATCAGATTTAATTAACGATTCTTCAGATGAAGATGTTGAAACACCAGAGAAAAAAGCAAAAGATTTTGCACCGCCTACTGGTGAAAAGCCAGATACTACTTCTGATGATGATGAGCCGCTTTACAAAGTATTAGCTGATCAATTAAAAGCTGAAGGTCTTTTTGATGATGAAGATTTTGAAGAAGATGATGAGTTTAAATTTGATGGTACACCTGAAGCTTTTAAAGCTTTAATGGAAAGACGTGACTTTAAAAGAGGTGTAAAAATCTTTGAAGACATTGTATCTGAAATGCCAGCTAAAATGCGTAAACAGTTCCAACTGTTTATGGATGGTTTAGATGAAGATTCTTCATTGGAAATTGGAAGCAAAGCTATTGATTATGCTTCAGTAACTAAAGATGATTTGGATTCTAATCCTCAAAAAGCTGAACAACTTTATAGAGAACTTCTTAAAACTAAAGGTTTTTCTCAAGAAAAAATCAATAAGTATGTTGAGAGAGCTAAAGACCTTGATGAACTTTCAGAAGAAGGTTTTGAAGCTGCACAACTTCTAAATCAAGAAGTACAAAAACAAATTGAATTAAAAAAACAAGAGGAACAATATGTTGCACAGCAAAGACAACGTGAAGCTCAACAAAGACTTCAAGCTCTTAAATCTGCAATTACACAAACTCCTGAGATTTTTAAAGGTGTTCCTCTTACAGATAAAATGAAAGAACAATTGTATAAGTCCATGACAGATACAGTTGCTTATGATGAAAATAAACAACCTTTAAATAAAGTGGCTGCTATTTCTAGAAAGAACCCAGAAGCATTTAGAATGCAACTGCATTACTTGACAGAACTAGGTCTATTTAACATGGATGAAAAAGGTAATCTTAAACCTGACTTGACTAAACTAATGCGTCTAGCAGAAACTAAGGTTGCAAGAAGCATTGATGATAGGCTTAAAAAAGCAGCATTTAAATCAGGCTCTAATCTAAGTAATACACTTAATGATAAAGAGGTTGATGTATTAACTTCCCTTGAAAATTTCTTAAATAATAAATAAAAATGCAATTATTTCAACTACAAAAATACGCAGCTAAAGATTACAATGGTCTTGTAACTGCAAATAACTTGGGTGCTCTTTATATGAAGCGTCCACAGCTTGTAACTAACACCATTCATCAAATCTTTAGAACTAACCTAAAGAATGCGATGTTTGACTTCCTCAATCAATTTCCAACTATTGAAGTTGAAGAAAACAACTTCTATGAGTGGATGCTCCAAGGTCAACATGATAAAAACATTCCGCTTCTTGATGCATATGATGCAACTGGAACCTCAGCTGCTGCTGCAGGAGAACTAGGTGGTGGCGTAGCTGCCTTTTATATGGTATTTGGTGAAGAATATTTTGAACCAGATAACATTTTGAAAGGTAACAAAGCAGAATATCTTTTGAGAGTTCTTTCTGTAAAACCTAAAGGGACTAACTTTGAGTATGAAGTAGAACTTCTTACTTCAGATCCTTCTTTGTCAGTACCTGCTGAAGAACTTGAGGCAGGAAGCAGATGGGCTAAGTTTTTTAACGTAGCTCCTTCTACTCTTTCTAACCGTGGTCAGAAGCCTAACTTTACTTCACCATTCAGAATGAGAAACCGCATTACAATGCAGCGTTTTGAATATGAAGTTCCTGGTAACATGATTAATGAAGGTAAAAACTATCCTTTGGAGTTTACTTTCCCAGGTGTAGATGGTAAGCAAGAACGTGTTTGGATTAACTACCTAGATATGATTGCTATGTACCAAGCAGAAGTTGCCAATGTAATTATGCACTTCTATGGTCTACATAACTTTACAGATCGTGATTTGTTCCTAAATAAAGATGCTTCTGGTAAGTATCCTTTGGAATCAGGTGCTGGTCTTTTTGAACAAATTGCACCATCTAACATTCATTACTACTCAACTTTGGATCTTGACTTCTTGACTGAAGTATTCTTGGATCTTTCTATTGGTAGAATTGAGATGGGTAATCGTGTTGTTACTCTGTGTACTGGTGAATATGGTATCCGTGATTTCCACAGAGCAGTTCTTGCTAAAGGTGGTACTGAATTGTTGATTAGTACTTCAGGTACAGGTCCAGGTCGTTCTAATGATACTACTGTATTTAAAGAAGGTGCTAAACATCTTAATGGTATTTCTAAGTCACTTTCTGCTGGATTCCAGTTTACTAAATACTACTCAATCAACGGTATTACATTTGAATTGATGTACTGCCCAATGTTTGATGATAAAGTATTGTTCCCTGAAGTTCACCCAGAAGGTGGTACTACAGAATCTCGTAGAATGCTTGCTCTTGACTTTGGTGGAGAAGCTGGTATTAAGCGTGTATCTGTAAAAGGACAACCTTCAGTATTCCGTTATATTCCAGGTATGCGTGATCCATTTACTCCTGCTGGAAAAGGTTCACCATCATTGGCTGTTTCACGTTCTGATGGATATGAAATTCACAGAATGATGTGGGGTGGAATGATGATTACTGATCCAACAAAAGTTGTAGATTTCCGTTATAACTTGGTATAATAATAAAATAAAAAGGGGGAGTGAAATATCTCCCCCATTATTTATAAATTTGTAAGAAAATAAGAATTATGACTAAAAAGACTTTAGAACTAGAAAAAGAACAATTAACAAATTTTTTAATTGAAAAAGTGGTAAAAGTGGTACCAGTAGTTAGACCTAACAGTTGGTCTTATAAATATCAAATTACTGAAGATGGTAAGGATAAAACTAATGGTGCTTACCAATTTAATACTGCAATTACATATCTATCAGTACCTATTAATAAGAAAACAGGTATCATGTATAGACCATTAGATAATATTGCTAAAGTAAAAACACCTCAGTTTCCAAATGAGGAAATTACTGAACAAGAGTTTTTTGAAAGACTACTTGGATTAAGTAAAGGTGAACTTGACGTTAGTAAATATAGAACAGATGAAAAGGGTAATCGTTATCCAGATACTTTTTGGCAAAAACTAGGTACTGTAAAACTTAGAAACGAAGCTAATGTTTTGGATTTATCTAATCCTATGGATATGATTAAATATAAAGTGCTTATGCTAAATAAGCATGTAATAGCTCCTTCACCTGCTGAAAAAAATAAAAAACGTACTTATAGATTTATGATTGTAGATCAAGAAGTTGCTGAAGTACAAGAAAAACAAGATTTGAATACTAAACTTGAAGCATTTGCTTGGTTTGCTAGAATTAAAGCAGACATTGAACAGTTGAAAGAAGTTATGTGGTTGGCAGATTCACGTATTACAAGTACTACTAATTATGATTATGTGTTTTCATATGTTGGTAAACTAGTAAACGATTCTCCTGCAAACTTCCTAAAAATTGTACAAGATCCTCATAAAGATTCTAAACTACTTCTAATGAGAGCAGTTAAATCAGGTTCTCTTGTTTTATCTAAAGAAAAAACATATCAATTTTTAGATGGTAAAGATATTGGAGGAACAGGTCAAGCTATTAAGTGGCTTGAAGATCCTGATAACTTTGCTATTGTAGAAAGACTAAAATCACAATCAGGCTATGACAGCTAATCAAATGTGGGAAAATATACTAGTGACTTATGATGCACTTTACTCACAAAGTGCACCTGGGTTTGAAGATCCTGAAGCTAGTATACTTTTAACTAAAGCACAATGGTATTATATTCTCCAAAGGTTAAATCCTAAGAGTAATAGAAATATGGAAGGTTTTGAAGAAACTGAAATTAGAATTCAAGGACTTTCAGCTTTAATTAAAGATTCTCAAGATGCTGTTCCACCTGTAATTGAATTACCACAACAAGATCAAACTGGTACTTTGCCTGGAGAAAAACTCTGGGCATTGCCAGTTGATTTTATGATTGCAATTTACGAAGGTTGTACTACTAATATTCCCCAATGTGGAACTACAAATACTTATAATAGAATAATGACTATTCCTATCTCACATGATGAATATAATTTAAATTATTTTAATCCTTATAAAAAACCATTTACTGATGGTACAGAAGGTATTGTGTGGAGATTAGAACATGGTAGAAAAACTGTTAATAATGTTGAAAGAAAAATTCACGGTCTAATTACTGATAGTACTCCTCCTGATAATTTTTCAGTTACTAATTACTATTTAAGATATATTAAAACACCATCTGATATAGTAGTAAATCTTAATAATCCAGCATCACAAGTTAATTGTGAATTAGATTCTCTAACTCATCAAGGAATTTGTGATATTGCTGTAAAATTACTGTCTGCTGCAGTAAGAGAACAAATACCAATTAACCAACTCACGGCAGATGTTTTGGAATAATAAAAAACAATATATTTGTAAAACAAAAATTAACAACAATTTAACATTTTAAAAAAATGGCTTTAGATTCAAAAAATAACATTAAGAGTGTGTTTATTGTACCCTCACAAGCTGCAGTTACTTCTGGTACTATTACTCCAGGCTCTGTAGCTACAGGTTCAGTAGTAATCACTAATATGTCTAATGAAGTATTAACTGCAGGTACTGTAGTTAATTACTCTAAAATTAAAATCATTAAAGATCGTGGTGCAAATCTCCCACTTCAGCAAGTAGTACTTGACCTTAATGATATTGTTGCTTATACAGGAGTTGCAGGACAAGCTGCTACTGAACAAGTAACCTATATTGGTTCAAATGGAACTACTGGTCAAATTGCAGCTAGTGCTTTGACTGCTAACACTTTTTATGAAATAAAACTTGAACATATACCTAATGCATTTGCTTATGGTAAGCGTCCTGCTAACTACAAGTATGGTACTTGGAAATCAGGAGCTACTGCTCCAACTCAAGCAGATGTGGTTAATGGTCTTGTAGCTTCATTAGTACAAAATTTTAAACCAAATAGAACTATTGATTGGAGAGTATTTTCTGAAGTAACCAACTCTGGTGCAAGAACTGCTGCTACAGCTACTGCTCTTGTAACTCTTACTTTTACTAAATATTCTAAGTTTGTAACTGCTTCTGCAGCTACTGCTTCAACAAACATTGTTGCTGGAGATTATGTAGCAATTAATGCTGCAGTTGGAACTGGTGTTTACAAAGTAGCTAGTAAAGATGCTAATGGTAATTTAACTCTTGATATTCCTTATAATGGTGAAACAACTACTATTGTAGCTGCTGCTGCTAATATTCGTATTGCTGCTGCTACTGCAAATGCTGCTAATTTTGGTATTAAAATTACTGGTATTAAACAACAATATGATGTTAATCGTTGGAGACAATATGATAAAGTTAGATTTAATACATTTATTAATGATGCATTTACTACTACTGGTGTAACAACTACTGCTGCATTTGATGGTGTAGGTGTTTATGAACAAGTTGCTAATGATGAATACATTTCTTGGGGTGATGAAGGACAAATCTTTGTAGATCAAGTTCCACCTTTGTTCCGTGAGCAAGATGCTGTTGTTGGAACTCAATACAATCCAGTAGTTATTGGATGGTTAAATAGACTTCCTTCACTCATTGGTGCTGGTGAGAATAAAGGAGTTGCAATTCTTTACATGGCAGGAAGTGCTACATTAAGTTTACAAGCACTTACTCTTGTGCAAATTTTAAATGCTTGGTTGCCTTCAACTTTTGCAGATCTTCCAAATCCTTTAGTATAATTACTATAACAACCTAAACAGAGATAGTGAAGGACCTAGTTTTATGATTAGGTTTTTCACTATTTTTGTTTAACTAAAATCTTAAATATAAAATGGCATTTATATCAACAATATCAGCATGCCTTAATGAATGTAATAAAATTACTATTACAGACACTACTGGGTTTTATAATGTTACTACAAATCCTTTTGGGTGGAATAATGACGCTACTTTATGGAGGACTGATGTAGATTCACCTTATGTTACTGATGCTACTATATCTATATCTTTAAATGGTGGAGATCCTACAATAGTAAATGTTTTAACTACTGTACAACAGGCTGTACTTCCAGTATATACATTATATGAATATGCACCATTAGATGGTAATGGTAATTCTAATCTTCAAGATGGATATTACAATATAATTTTTACTGTTACAGACAATGATGATGAAGTGTATGAAACTGAAATTGAGTTTGTAGTATTTTGTAATGTAGCTTGTTGTGTGTCTAAGATGGCTGCAAAAGTAGCTCAAGAATTATGTAATGATTGTGATTCAGATGCTTATAATGATTTTTTAATTGCAGATGGTATTTTACAATCTTTAAAAGCAGTAGCAGAATCTAAAGGTACTGAAGAATTTACTAAACTGTTAAACAAACTTCAAAAACTTTGCAATCAAACTACAGGTAACTGTGGTTGTGGTTGTAGCTAATATTATGGAAAAATTTAAAACTAATAACACAAATGTAGATCCTTTCATAAGGAATACTGAAGATACTAATCCAGCTAAATTTGGACATATTAATGCAATTGTAGATGTAATTACTGAATTACAAAACACACCTTCTAGCTTAGGCTATCAAAGGTTAACATTCAACTTAACCCAAAGCGGTACGGATGCGCCTGTGGTGGATATTCTGCTAAACGAGGTTGGTGCAAGTTACACGTCTGAATACGATGGCGTTGGAAGTTACATATTTAATTGGAATTTGAATGTTTCAGACTTGACAAAGGTTCAGTTATTCCCACCAACAACCACAAGTGCAGGTATTTTAATTGCAACAGTAGGGGCTCTTAGAGTATCAATTCAAACACTTGACACTTCGGGAGGGAATACAGATGACCTTCTATTAAATAGTTCCTTTGAAGTCCGCTTTTACCCCGGCTGGGATGCGTAGATATGAGAACCATTATTTACACCATAATTCATTGTTTAACTTAAATGGTTATTATGTACTAGCTAATTGTAAATAAAAAAATAAATAACTTTAAATTAAAATATATAATATGTGTTTATGTTCAGGCAATTGTAATTGCAACTCAACAACAATACCTAGAGGTCCTGCAGGTCCACAAGGACCACAAGGTAATCCTGGAGTAAATGGTACTAATGGTGTTACTCCTACTATATCAATAGGTACTGTAGATACTGTACCTTTTGGTGATCCAGCAACTGTAACTAATACAGGTACTCCACCAAATGCTATTTTTAACTTTGAAATTCCAGAAGGAGATACAGGACCGCAAGGACCTCCTGGACCAGCATCTATTGAAAGAATTTTTAATGATCAAAATCAAATTGGTGCTGATACAACTATATCTAATACTTTAACTTTTACAGAACTTACTCAGAATGGAGAAACAATTACTTTGGATTTTCAAGGATATTCTGCAGACAATATAAATTATACAATAGATTCATTTCTAATAGAATTAAATACTACTCCGATTTTTTTTGTTTCAACTAACTCACCTAATGAAGGATTATTAGAAGCTAAAATTAAATATGATAGAGATCCTAATTTAACTCCTTCTGGATATCCTAGCATTGAACAACCTTGTGTTGTAAAAGGTTCTTTAAAAATAGAAAGACTCACTCCTACTATTTTAAGAATATCAGGAAATGCATATGCTTATTCTATCAATAGTTCTACATTTGGAGCAGCCAGTTATTATGTTCAAAAATCTTGGGTTTTAAATTTAACTCGTAGCGGAGTAACTGCTTCTAATTTTTCAATAACTTTTGAAACTACTGCAACTGATGATCCTGCTATATTAATTAGTCAAATTTTAAAATATAATATACCTAATATTTAATATGATACTAACCAACACTAAAATACAAACAGCTATAATTAAAGCTTGGTATTCAATAGCTCTAAAATCTATTAAATACTATGGTGGATTAGCAATTGGTATAAACAATTCTTGTCTATTAAAACAAGTTAGACTACTTAGAGCATATGTAGATATTCTAAAATGTTTTAAAATAGTAGGATCTACTCCAACTTGTAATTGTCACATTGAAGGAGATTATACTGTTGAATTAGTGGATGGTGTAGAAATTACAAGTTCACCAATTCAATTTGGATGTAATAATCAAGGATACCTTGTATATAATGGTACAGGGTATCCATTTACATATTACTATGATAGTAATAACAGTTTAATACAAATTAATTTTACTACAATAGAAGAAAGTATTACTTTGGAAGATGTACAGTTTACTGATAATTGTAATATAACCAATGGACAAACTACACAATCTCCTATTGAAATGACAGAGTTTGAAGTTACAGGTACTCCTGTAATAGTTGAAGGTTATGATGGTAGTTTAGTAATAGTTGATGGTAGTTTAGATGTTATATACACTTTAGTTATACCTTATAATATACTAAATGATCCTGAAGCTATTGTTAATCTTTGGAATAATACTTATGGTAACACAGGATTTTTACTTAGCTACAATGGAAGTAATTATATATTTACATCTCCTTTAGATGGAAATAATTATTTTGGATGGGGTGCTCAATTTAATCAATATGAAGGTGGAGTAGATTCTTTTACAACATTTATAAACCCCTTAACAATTCCTTCTGAAGGAACATTATACTGGGGTTTAGTAACTCAATTAGGTAATTTTTTAGTATACCAAGATACTACTCCTTTTAATTATACTTCTTTACAAGAAATAGTAGACGCTTTTAATAATGGTAATAATCAAGGATTTACTGCTACATTACAAGGTTCAGATATAATTATTACTTCTCCTCAAAATTCATTTGATTTTTTTAATGGAGATGAAGTTGAACTAGCTTATACTTATGAATCAGAAGAATATGAAGATTATAATACATTAGAGCAATTTTCTGGAGGAGAACAACCTGAAATTGTTACTTATGAAGAGTTTTTTGCTCCAATAGCAACTATTGGTGATTTTGTAAACGATAATCCTTGTGAACCAGAAACAGTAGAACAATATTGTTTATCTAATAAAAACATAATCAGTATTATTAAACACATTGATAGAATTGTAAGCTAACATGACCTTCTTTAGAAACAGAAGAAAAGACTTTAGTATACAACCTCCTAAACAACAGGTAGGTGCTATTCCATTTTTTGTTTCAGATAGTTCTAATATTGATTTTACTTTAAATAATTTAACTTTAACAGCAGATTTAACTTTAACAGGTGTTACTGCAGGAACTTATGGTAGCAGTACTCAAGTTCCTGTTTTACAAATAGATCAATGGGGTAGAGTAACAGGAGTTACTTTACAGAGCATATCTACATCAGGATTAGCTTTAGAAACTAATGGTACACCTAATGGTAATCAAGCTTTACTAAATCTTGTTGCAGGTACTAATATGACCATTACTGATGATGGTCTAGGTAATATTACTTTTGATGCAACAGGCAGTGGAGGGGCATATACTGTCAACAATGGTTTAACCGAAAACCCAACTAATAATTTTCAATGGGGTGGTACGCTAATACAGAACACAACAATAACCGCCAATTTATTTGACATTATTTTTACAGGAACTAAGCTATCGAAAAATGCATACGTCCAAACAATACAAAACGCATTAGGAGGCAGTGGACTTAGGATATCTGTAACGGGGCTTGGTCATGGAGGTAAATTTACAGCTACAACAGGAGAGGGATTAATTGTAGAAACTGATACAGGTGTTGGTGTATACGCCTTAGCAAACACAACAGGTATAGGACTTGCAGCAGAAAGCGTTTCAGGAAGGGCGATTGAAGCATTAACTTTTACTGATATTCTTTTTAATTTAAGAGGAGGCTCATCGGGCATA